TCGTTCACGCTACCCCTACCAGTACCCTTCAAGTTCTCAGGCAGCTTATCAAACTGCTGAAGGATTTTCTCAATCTTGAGTTCATGGGCAAGCCGGGTAGCCTGACGTGCGTATTGGGCAGTCAAATAGTTCTGCGCCGACTTCATGTACTTAGTGGCAGCATTGATTACATCTTCAGTAATCATGGAAGCTAGCCCCGCCTTTTGCAGCGTGTGCATCAAGGTAGTAGTTACTGTCCGTGCAGCGGGTTGCCACTTGGGTGGTAGTTTGCTGATCTGCTCCCGAGCACGTTCGTCGGCGGTCTTGCCAACCTTCATGTATGACTCACTAGCCTTGTCATAGACTAACTGAGTCTCAGGTGTAAAGCCTTCAGCTTCGCCGGGGACTACTTGCCTGCGCAGCATATCGTCGTATTGGTGGCGAGCCTCCGCGTCACGGGCTTCAATCTCACCGGAAACCATGCTGTACAGTTGCTGCTTAAACTTGCCTTCGGTGCTATCTAAAACAGTTAGCATTTCGCCTAGAGCCCTACGCGCTGCTTTATCTGTATCCATCGTGCGTTGGACTGCTGCACGTTCTTCATCAACAGTCTTGAAGCTACCAATATCTCGGGCAACAACAGCCAAGTGCTTGGCCTCAACAGCAGCACGATACTTAGCAATAGCTTCTTGGGCTTCAGGGCTTACATACCCAAATACATGGGAAGCTGCTGCAAATTTATCTGCTGCATTGACGTTGAACATATCCATTTCTTTTGGATTTGCCCCTTTACCAAAGCCCTCAATCTCTTGAATAGCGTGCTGGACTTCATGCAGTAGCGTTGTAACTGGCGAACTCTGCACAGAAGCTATGTGAATTTCCTGCTGGTCAGGTATAAATGCAGCGCTATTAGGCTCCATCTTCGGGTCTACAACTAGTGTGTAGCCAGTAAGCTGTGGGTATAGCTTGTACAAAGTTGGGTGGTCTAACAAGTCGCCAAGTTTCCCAGTACCAAAATTAGGTAGGGGTGCTTTTAGCTTAGCGTTCTTATCGGAAATCTCAGTGCGCCACTGACTATCAGCACCACGCAACCAACCAGTGTCATACCAAACATCAGAACGTAGCGCACCAGTTGCATCCATCAGTTTGGCAGTGGTCAGGTTACTTACCTGCTTATCGGTCATGCCGCGTTGCTCAACCCCTTTAACACCAACAAACAGGGCTTGACTAGCAAACTCGTTATCAAGTGCCTCGGCAGATTTATCGTCAATGATAAGCGTGCCCTCAGCAATCTTGTCCAAGAACGACTTCATGGTATCGCTTGGCAAATACTTTTGGCCTTTGAGGCTGTAGTAAAACTTCTTGAGCGCTGCACCCAACCGGGCAAAGAACTTCTCTACAACGGTCAGTGGCTTCTCAGAAGTAGTAGCCCAGCGGGACACTTGGTCAGCGTACCACTCACTGAAGGACTTCCAGTAAGCGGTCATATCCTCAGAAGTTTTACCTTCAAAGCCCTTAGTGCTTCGGCCTGTAGCCCTAGCACGCAGAGACTCGACTACTTCTTTTGCCGACTTGCCTTTGGTAGAAGCTCTCCATTTTTCAAATTCAGCCCGAATTGCCTTTTGGTCTTCAGGGCTTGCATTGGCGAAGGCTTCCTTTTCGTGGACATGCCCAATCTCATGCGCCATGGTTTCCAGCATCTTGGCGACACTAGTTCCCTTGGTAAACGCAATGTAGTAGCTACCGTCTGACAGCTTACGCATCGAACCAGCTTCGTTAGCATCTAATCCCGCAGACCCAACAGCGCGTTGAGGGCCGGTGAAATTATCTTTGTCTGCTTTCGCATCCTCAATAGTGGTTACGTAGACGTTGGCCTTAATGCCGAGCATCTGCTTCCAGCCGGAGATGACCCCTGCCAGTTGAGGCGACACACCTTTAGATACGGCTACCCCGTTAGAGTCAAACTTAACAAATGGATTGGCAGCGTGTTTCTCTGCATCCTGCTTCTCGGCCTGCTGCTTAGCTCCGACTAGCTTGGCCTTCTCGACGGGAGTAAATGCGCTACCAGTGAAGGACTCAATATCTATCCTAGTGATAGAACTACCTTTGGCCCCAGCATAAACGGGCTGACCAGTTAGTACTGAGTATCCACGGATAAGGGCAAGATCACCTTCCTGCCATACAACAGAACCGCCCTTGGAGTCTGCTAACTCTTGGGCAGTCTTCTTCTGCTCATCAGTGCCATTGATTTGGCTTACCGCTTCAGTAGTTCCAGCAGCAGCCGGTGTTTCCACCTTTTCGGCAGGGGCAGCTTTGACAACCGTGCTAAGGATTTTGTCGGCAGCCGCAAGATTAGCAACCCCACGCTCTGCCACATCATCCCAGCGAATCTTTTCATCTTTGTTCAGTGTTGCATAAGGGGGCATCTGCGGGAACTGGTCAGCCAACGCTGTCCACTGTTCTTCAGCAGTTTTTATTTCTGGCTTGGCTAAAAGACTGCTTGGTTTTGTTCCAACTACAGGGCGCGACTCAGATTGATTGATACGGGAATGCAACACCACAGGAACTTGCTTAATGCCTAGTTCTCTTGCAGCTTGTAGGCGGTGGTTGCCTTCAAATACTTCTGGTTTGCCCAACGAGTTTGTGGTAATTGTAATTGGGTCAACTATCCCGGTTTCCGCAATGCTGGCTTTTAGCGCTGCGTATTCAGGCGTACTGGTGTCTGCTTTGTTTCTTTGGCTGACCCCATCAAACAAAGAAGTATCGACCAGTTCAATAGTACCTTTTGTTTTACGAGTTACGCCTTCCCACGGTTTTTTTCCAGCGGTTTCTTCAGCAGGCTTGCTTTCTGCTTTGGCTTTACGTGCTCGGGCAGGCTTTTGGGGTTCGGCGTTAGCTTTGCCCACTTCTTCGCCACCTCCGGCTGGTTCTTGAACATTTCCCTCATCTGCGCTTTCGACTTGAACGGCATCTTCTTCCCCTTCGGTTTCACCTAACTCGGTGGCTTTCTCTTCCTTGTACCTGACTTTAGCTTCACCAGTCTTGGCACGGTCTTTCTGTTCTTTCTCGTAAGCGCTCCATGCGGCAGCCAATTGCTTGGACAAGTTGGCCTTGCCTGCTACGTCTGTATCTGGAGTTTCATCAAGTTGCTTCTGCAACTTTTCTACCTTAGACAGAGCTTTCGATTCATCAGAGTCAACGGCACCTTGGCTACCACCAGCAGAACCAATAGTCCCCATGGACTGAGCCTCACCAGTCTCACCGCCAAAACGTTCTTCAGCCAATAGCTTGCTGCGGTCACCTTCTTGCTCACCAGCTTCCAGTTCTTCAGCTAAGTTAGTAGTGGGTTTTTCTTTACCCTCATACCGAGTAGAGTACAAACCTTTGAGTTCGTGAACGCCAATACCATCAGGGAATTCAGGGGAACGGAAGGCTTCGGCTTTTGCAACCATCTGCTCAGCAAATGCAGGGCGAACGACTTGGAACTCACCGTCCTTAAGTGCAACCCCCATGCGCTGCAATTGCTTGCTTACTGTATCTAGCTTAATACCTGTAAGTTCTGCGATTTCCTTCATGGGGAATTGCTCAATAAGAGCAAGACGCAGAATCTCTGCACGGGTTTCCGCAGGTGTTGAGCTATCGCGTTTCGGGCTAAGTACAGAAAGTAATAGCTGCTGAATAACCTCTATGCGGCGGGGGCTGGAGATGTGGCTAAGGTCGGTTCCATAGTATTGGAGACGCTGGTCGTACTGCCTTGCGCCGACGACTGCGCCTGTTGCGCCGCCATTTTGTATAGATTGTCTATCCACACGGGGTTGGCTGGCTTGGCTAGGTTGACCGGGTGCTTGCCTCCGACCCATAGTGCCTTGGGTTGTACCTGCTTCATTTAATGCTCCAGTTGCTTGTGGCTGAGCAGCCCGGACAGGGCCACCAATAGTAGTAGGGGTAACCAGTTCGCCGGAGGTAGGTTCGCCCCCAAATACTTGCCGCAGAAGTTGATTAGTTTCCGGCGCTGGTGCTGTGAGATTTACTTGCGGCGTAAGGACAGGACTACCGGTGTCGGCGGCGATATTGGCGCTAGGCCGTACTCCTTCTCCTGATGGCTGTCCAGCTTGCTGGTTAGTCGTTGTTCCAACGTTACTTCCTGTCCCGATGGGTTGAACTGCGCCGGGTTGTAAAAGCCCAGTGAGTCCGCCATTGCCTTGGACTGTTCCGCCTTGCTCTGGTACTGTTCCCAGCCCGGCAGGCACTTGCTCTGGCAATTGCTGTTGTCGTACATTTGATTTTCCTTTCGTGGGTTTAGGGGCTTGCGCCGTAACATAACCTTCCGTGTCCTTACCTGTCAAGACTTGGTGGATGGCATTGATTTGCTCAAGCTCAGCGCCTTTGGCAGACTGAGATAGCGTGTTGAGGATTTGGGCTGCTTCTTCGGCTGACGCGACATGCCCGATTTGAAACTTGTTTGCAACAGCCAGTACGGCTTCAACGCCTTTCTGTACAGACTGGGGAATCTTGTCGCCATTGAACTTGAAGTTCACTAACTTACCGCCAGTGGCTTTATCTGCTTGGACGATAGCGTCCATCACAGTGGCTTCTTGCTGGTCTAGCTTAGCTGCAATAGGTGCGAGTGCATCCGCAACTTGGTTAATAGCTGGGCCAAAGATGGGGCGGTTAAAGAACTGGCCCGTGCCTTCTTTCTCACCACGCAGGCCGAACTGGTCAATTACTTTCTCACGTTGTTTTTGAATCTGTTGTTGCTGCTGTGCAGCAAACTGAGCTTGGGTTTGTGCCTGTGCCCCTTGAGCAACTGCTGTTGTACCGCCTACGACTGCTGGAGCCGATGGCGGCGTGATAGGTGCGCCCGTTTGATTAGTCGCAGCAGTTTGACCGGGAACTACGGCTGCCCCACCGGGTGCTACATTTGGAGGAGCAGGCGGCGCAGTAACTGTAGTGTTGGGTGATGCTGGTGGGGTTTGCCCAGTCACTGGTGTTCCGCTGGTCTGCGGTTGAGTAAAGGCCTGCTGGATATCATTACCTGATTTGGAGCCTTCACTTCGACGCCAACCACCAAGAGCACCGCCCATAAGCCCACCAAGGGTAGCACCACCAATAAAGGATTCTTTATACCGATCTTGGGCATCTTGGCTAAAGAACTGAGCCTTATCATCCACAGCCATACGGCCTGCTTGGTTCAGCATTTCTTGACCGGTTTCCGAAAGACCCTCTTTGAAACCTTCGCCTACAGCAGTCGCACCAGCACGGGCCAACCCACCAGCAATGCCGCCGGGGCGATCAAGGAGGTTAATGGTATTGCGGAACAAAGTTCCTTTTGATAATGCTGCTTCAGGGCCGACAGCATTAAGTGCCGCATAAGGTATACCTAATAAACCAGCCGCGCCTAAATCAGTTTTACCCCCAGTTTGCTCTCGTTGGTTTTGAAGGATATCGCCAACAGAGGATGGGTATGATTGCGCTGCGCCACCTACTAGCGACCCAATATTTAAGCTGCGTTCAGCTTGCGCTACAGCCTGTGTTGCGCGGGCAATTTCTGCTGCATCTCCGGCAGCCTTACCTGCTTGCAAAGCGGCACGCGCCTCAGACAAAGCAGCACGAGTACCACCCATAAGAGCACGCGCCTCCAGTCCGCCTGTAAATGCTTCAACAGCGTAGGGCACTGATTGGACAGCCATGCTCTTGGCGAAGCTACCAAAATCGCCTATGCCGTGGACGTTTTCCCAAGAATCCACTGCCCCAAGTTGACGGGCACGAGCTGAGGCTCTTTCAGCCTCACGTTCATTTTCTTCCCGCTTTTGCTTTGCCCAATCACTTATGCTATTAGCGCCTACTGCACCAGTTACGGCTTCGCCAACGCCATAAAGCCCCGCTTGATACTGGTCAATAGAAGCTGAGAACTGGTTTGAGGTAATACCACCGGCACGAGGAGCAGGCGGGTTTACAAACTCACCCCAATTAACGCCTGTAGTACTAGACTTCGCTGCCCCACTTGCGGGTTTGCTAATAAACTCATTCCAATCTATTGGCATAATTTACTCGCTTCGCTTTAATTTGTTATCGCGCATAAAATCATCATACTCTTTTTTGGCGGCTTTGTACTTATCTTCAAGCGCCCCATTTTTTGAGTCTTTAGCTAAGCGTTTTTCTGCGGTATCCATAGCAACAAATAAGTCTTCTCTTTTTAGGCGAAGAGCTGATTCGCTAGCTTCTTTTTGTGAAGCAAGTCTGGTTGCATTCTCGGCAGGTTTAGAAGACGCAGTAGATGTAGGTATTGCGGTATCTTTTGATTTTGGCTCACGACCAAGCTCACGCTTCAAAGAAGCAATATCTGCTTGCGCTCGTGCCTGTTGTGCTTCAGGTAAATTTTTGTCGGCTGCCATTGCTTCTGCATCTCTAAGTTCTTTTGCAAGGATACCGACGCGGTCAACGTCTTTTATCTTTTGATCTTCCTTTGATATTTTTGTTGAACTGGTAGGAATTGCAGTTTTACCAGTAGCAGCGTTATAAGCAGCTTCAGCTTCAGCCGCAGATTTAAAAGTTTTCCCGTTTAGTTCTTTATACGCCGGATTTGGTATTTCCTTATAGTACTTAACGCTCGGGTCTTTTATTGTTTCTGGGACATCTACTGTGTATGTTTTGCCGCCATCAGTTGACCTAAGTGGTATTCCGCGTTCTACAGCAGATTTAGATGCGGCAGGCTTGGTACTAGCAGGTAAAGCAGAAGGTGTAGTAGTCGTAGCAGAACTAGCACCCGGCTTAATCCACGACAATGAAGCTTTATCTACTTTACTATTTGGAAACTGCCTATTAAAGTTGTCTACATCAGCTTCAGTAAGCGGTTTACCATCCGGCATCACACCTGACATAACAGCACTAACAGCAGCGGTTGGTGCAAAACCACGTGAAGCAAAAAAGTTAGTTCTTGCAGCAGCAATTTGATCTGGTGGTGTACTATTTGCGTACATACTTTTTTCAATAGCAGACCAATCAGCTTCTGCCCCTGACCTGTCAGGTTTTCTCATAGCATTAAGAACGCCAGTTATATCCCCAGACTTTTTAGCGATAGTCATTGCTCCTTGTACCATTAAGGCTTGACCTTTTTCGCCTTGCTGATCTGCTGGGCTTAATTTTTCATAAGCATCGGTAATCTTGGTAATGTCCGCACGTGTTTCTGCATCAAGGGCTTTCTTGTCTTCCGCTTGTTGTTTCAAATAGGCGTAATGGTCTTTTGTATTAGCGGCATTTGTTACTGCGGCTGCCCCCATATCTGTCCAATGTTTTGCTTGTGCTGAGAAATAACCAGCGTCCTTTTTTGCTTGAAATTCTGATTGACTAGTTGCTGCATTCGAAGCAGCAGAATCAGCATTTTTCTCCGCAGCCCTTCCCATAGCTTCGTAATTTTTTGCTTGTGCTGGAAAGAGGCCAGCAGTTATTTTTTGTTGGAGTTCGCTTGCACTAGTTGCTGCATTCGAAGCAGCAGCATTGGCACTTGTTTGAGCAGCTTGGGCAGATAATCTTGCTGTTGCTAATGTGCCAGTTTTAATAAAAAAATCTTGTTTGTCTTTAATAAAAGCAGCTAAATCAGCCGGTGTTTCAAACAAACCTTTTGACAAAACCCTGTTTTGGAAATCTAACCCGAAATGATTTGCCGCAGCTTCTTTTAGTAATTGCCCAGCTTGATTAATATCTGAAGCAACAATAGTAGGGACACCATCAGCTCCAACAGTTACAATTTTCCCGTCTTTAACAGAATACGATTGACCTGTAACGTCTTTAAGTTGTGGCCCAAATTTAGACACAAGGTTGTCCAAAGAAACATTTGGGTCAGTCAATGCTGTGTCAATTTTTTTCATTAACTCAAAGTGGTCTTCTTTAGCCCTTTGCATTTCTTTAACCCAATCTTCTTTAAATTTTTGGGCTGATTCAGCTTTCTTAATGTTGTAGTCATTAAGTGTAATATTTTGCTTACCGACTTCACGAGTTAAATAAGAAATTTCTGCGTCTTGGGCTGCTTTAATAGCAACAGGGTTACCAGACTGCATAGCCAACCTTTTGTGGTTAGCAATAATATCTTTCTCATCAGCTATGGGCTGGACTGCGTAGTTACCCTCAGCGCCTTGACGTACTGAGGTTGAACCTAGATTAAGGGCTGCAAGTCCTGCAAACCGTTCTTTATCTTTAGGTACAAATGGAACTTCTTCACCCTCTACCATAGAAGTATCGCCTTTAGCAGCGTCAGCAATTACCCTGCCACCGGGAGTTGCCGCATCGCCATACCCACGCAATACCATTTCTTGTTGTTGGGGTGTTAGCTTATCAAACGTTTCTTTGAACGTCGCACCATAGTTTTCAGGTAAGTCTCGTCCGCCATTGGCAGCCCCTGCATAAATAGGAAGCGCTCTTGCAACTTCATCAAGTGATGTACCGCCAGTTGAAGGGATAGTAGCTTGACGTTGAATTTCTTCAGAGCCAATCCGTTGCTGAATTTGTCGCTGTTCCTCAGCAAAGCGAATTTTGTCCCGTTCTTCAGCAGCTTGCCTTAATGCAATTTCTTGCTGGGTTTTATAAGACGATACGCCAGCTTGGGCAATACCTCCAGCAAATGCACCTAGATTAAATCCCATAATTCAGTACCTTTCCGTACTTAAGCTGTTTTTTTGCTAAACAAATTGCCAATTGCTGCGCCGCCAGCAGGAGAACCAAGATATGCGCCACCGATTGCACCAATTGCGCTACCAAGACCGGCAGAAGCCGCAGACTCAGCTTCTGTTTGAGCTTTAAATGCACCAACATCAGCTTGATACTTCTGTACACCTAACTGACCAATTGAGTTCCAGCCAGATGAATTTGAGCCAACACCAGCGTTATAGGTAGACGATGTGTTAGTAGCGTTACCCACTGATGCTTGACCGGCAGCAGTACCTTGTGCATTTGCCCCAAGGGCGAGTCCAGTGGCAGCATTACCCTGTGCTGGGAAGCCTGCGTAAGCGTTGTACACATTGCTTAGTTTTTGCAGACCGATTTCACGTGCCGCTTGGCGAGTCTGGTTCTGCGCTTGGGCTTGTGCGGCGGCGGTCATGACTGCATTAGCGTTACTTTGCCCTTGGGCAACTCCAGAAGTTGGGTCAATACCGTACCGCTGATTGCGCATCTCCATCTGTAGACGCTGGTTCTCAGAAGCCGTGGCTACATCAGCACCAGCACGAAGTGCCATCTCTTCTTGATACGCGCCTTCGTTGTATTGTTCAGCCTCAGCCCGTATTTTTTGTAATTGCGGTAGACCTTCAGTCTTATAAAGGTCGTAGTTTTCTTTTGCCCGAGCCTGCTGCTCTTTAGAAATTGTCTGGTCTTGTTCGTAAGCGCCTTGAAGCCTAGTTTCTTGAGCAGCCGTAGCCCTTTTAAGTTCAGGATAAATATCAGTCTTAAATGTATTCCATTGCTCAGTGGCTAGCTGAGCCATTTGTTTTTGAGCAAGACCAATATTCGGGTCTGCTGCCGGGGCGTCTGTATTACCTTTACTCATACTTTAATCCTCAGAAATCGGCACTCATCTTTCAACATGCCGTAAATAACCATATTGGAACCATCAAGGCAAGCGCCACGTAGTAGCCCTTCTCGCCTAAAACCTAAGTGTTCGTCAAACCGTTGTGCAATTAGGTTATCTTCACGTACAAGTCCAGTGATACGGTTGCATTTAAGTTGGATGAACGGGTATGCAAATGAACGCCACAGGAAGTCCTTGGTCATCCAGCGCTTACCCGGTACAGCCGCAACGTGCATGGAAATTGAAGCTCCTGTGTACATATTAAACGCAACACCCGCAATCAGTTCACCGTCTTCCTCTAGCCCTATCCCGATACTACCCGAGCCGAAGCTGCCTTCATTTGTCCTGTCTGCTACCCAGCCAAGTACTCGTTTGTCCTGCCCGTATACCACAGATTTCATAGGCGTGTATCTTACCCGCTTTGATTGATTCTGGAAAGTATTTGGTTGATTTTGATAACTGCCTCTTCCAAAGTGGCAGCCGAGTTAAGTGCTTGCAGGGATACAGAGCCCGGACGAGCGCCGGTCATTATTTCCACGTTGGTCTTAATTGGCTCAATAACTCGGGCTATTTCTGGTGGGAGATTACCAGTAGCCGGGATAGATGGTTTTTTCATATCTGACGCAACTCACCGATTCCAGTAGCCATCTTGAACTGCCGAATGGGCGCATTACCGGTCAGTTTGATTTCATACACATAATTTTTGTTACTAGCTGGCAAGCGGACAGGCTCTTGGTTAAGAACACCATTTCCGTACAGTTGTGCATTGTCGGCATTAACAATTACGTTGACGTTCCTAACATCAGCAACATCGGGTATGGGGGTTAAAGTACTTCCATTTAGCAACATACCATTTAGTTCTACTGAATTTACAGTGCTTTTAAGCGAACCCCCAGCAGCCCAAATGGCTTGGTTTGCCGCGATAATTTCAGCAACGACTGCATTTGCTGCTGCTACGTCATCTATATAATTCCAATTAGCCTGCAATTTAAAGGCTGCAAAGTTAGTTGGGTTTGGCAGTACAAACTTCTTTGACTTCCACTCGTAGAACAAGTTATTTACCGGGTCAGTATCCAACGAGTAAATTTTGTTGTCGTTTGAGTTTATGTAGTAAACAATGGCTGTGCTGCGGTCGATATAAATACCTGTTGTCGCAAAATCAAGATTGACTAAAGGTGGGCTATCCTGACGGGTAATGACCAAGGACGCTCCGCCCCCCGCTGTTGCGTAGGAGACTATGTACATATTCTGGTAGATAGTGCCCACCATAGACGTAGGAATGTACGTACTCCACTCATCACGGGTAAATAGTCCCCGCGTAACTACGTCTTGGCTACCCGGCCCGATGGACACGATTCCGTTAGGGCTTGCGTACACAACCCCGTACTGGTCACTAGCAATAGACTTTTTGGACGAGCAAGGCTCAAACAAAGGCAGCTTTTCCTGTGTCATTGCGCCCGGAGTAGAGCCAGAAATAATGTATGGCCTGCCAGTTGTACACACAACAAGGGACTGTCCGAATACGCCTAACCCCACTACAGGGTCATTGACCGTTAGTGTGTATATCGAAGGCCAAGCGTGGGGTAGGTATGGCTCACAGAACCAAATTTGGTTCGCGGTAAACCCAGCCAAGATGCCGTTAGGCATAGCCACCAGACCCTTAAGCGTGGTAGGCGGTGGTGTGTAATACAGCGAAGTGAGGATTACCCCGAGGTTGGCAGAAAGCACTGTGTCTGCAAATGTACCTGTCGCTACTCCAGTAGCTGGGTTTACAGTGACTTGACCGAGGTAGTAGTAGTTAACAGCAGATGTGCCGCCTACAGCCCGGTATACGCGAATAGCCGTAACGTTGTACCCAGCAGAACTTGTTGGTGCAGTACCGAACGCACTGACTGTAACCGTTGCATTAGGCTCAACAGTTGATATAGTGGTCGGTGGGCTAGGTGCAGATTCTTCAAGTACTGACCCGAATGTGTTTATGTATGTATACACATATACACGATCTTCATGAACAGTCCCAGAGCCACCAGTCTTTGTAAGCGTCGGCGCAACTGTTGGGGTAGGTACACCTAATGGGTATGTAGCATCAGGGAACGGCTTAGTACCTGTGCCTGAAGTAGTTGCAGCAGCCCAGTTAGTCTTCTTCGGAACCCCGTCGCCGGTATAGTAAATTCGAAAATCAGTCGTATCAGCTACAGGGCCGGGGACTATGTCTATATCAGCAGTAAATTCCAGCCACCGGAACTCGCCAAGGGTAGTGTTTTCCAGCTTGAAAATAGTCGTAACGCCGGACTGCCCAAGCGTATAAACGGCTGTGGGTTTACGCCATGGGCGGATTTCGCCCGACTGAAGCTTTACGTTTACCGCTGTTTGGGCTTGATTGGGGCCAAGCTCAGTTGGCCCAATGCGGGGGGCGATGCCAGAAAACTGTTCCAGTGTGATGTGCGACATAGCGCCCCCTGAGTCTTATTACGTAGAAGCTGCGTCTACTTCAGCCGGTTTCTCAGCCTTGGGGCGTCCACGGCGTGGGGTGCTTGTACCTTCAGCAGCTTCCAATTCCTCTAGCATGGCCTGTCCAGCTTCATTAAGTTGGAATACACCATCATAAGTGCCAAGGAACTTTCGATCACCCATGACGCCATGAATGATGTTGCCTGCTACAAACTCTGCGCCTGATGCTTCCATGAACTGGTCAAAAGTCATTGCCATAAGTAATCTCCGGTTGGTTGAAAATTTTATTTTACGCCAGTAATCGGCATGGTACTTTAAGCGTAAGGGCGAGTCCCTGCTTTGTCAATAATTAGCGTCTGGCCTCGGGGTTTACCCTTAGGGTCATTGGGCACGCTAATGTGCGTCCAGCGGTCAAACTCACGGATTAACTGGTCAAAGGGTAGTTTAGCAGCTATCACTGCTTTTACAACAGCGTCGGGGGCCATGCCGGGTACACGAATGTCAGCAGCACAACCGACCCGATGCTGAGAAGTGTCTTTACTGCCCACTGCATCATTTACTTGTTTACTCCGAAACGCTGAGTTAACCATGACCGGCTTGCCACCGATAGCGACTTTAACTTGCTCCAAAAGGCCAGCCAAGCGCTTGAGATTTTCTGTTTCAGCAGGGTTAGGTTCATTTTTAAATTCTCGGTGGTCGGTTACGGTTAGCTCTTCCAACGTGAAGTTAGGCGTCAAGTTCATTTACAACTCCTCATTTTTTCGTACTGGTCGATGCAGGCGTTAAGGTTGCGGATGGCTTGATCTCCTCGGCTGACGAGATCGACAAGAGCTTGAGCAATTCCTGAGTCAAGCTCGGCTCTTGTTTCTGTATTTCCACTGGCAACGGTGGTATCTGCGGGGGTATGTACTGGGCAGGTGGGGGCTTGGATAGGAATGAACAGCTTGCGCTCACCAGTGGCAATATCAGTACGCAGCTTAGTTTCTTTAGCTTTTGCAACATCGTTGGATTTCCTTAAAGTTTCAGCGTACGTCTGGGCGACCTCAACCATACGCTGTTCTGTTTCTCGTGCTTGCTGATTTAAACTAGCAATTTCAATTTGCTGGCGCGCATACTCGTTTTGTTTACCACTGTAATACCCCGCACTAAAGCTACTTAGCACCGTCAACACGATGCCAAGGATTACCCAAGGGTTAAACAGGCTTAACATCATCGACTTTCATCATGGCATCAGTTTTATCTTTGCTCGACTTGCTCGACCCATAAAAGAACGAAATGATGGTGGCAACGGCTGTGCCCAACAGAAAGCCCAAAATGATATTGGCGAAGTCCCTACCACCTTCCGGCAGATGGATAAACGTCACGCAGAAGAAGTAAATAACCGAGGTTACTGACCAGAACCAAGCAAAATAATAAATGAAATGCTTGGCAGTTTTATCGTCGGGACTTATGGCTGTAACGTCAAACATACTATTTCTCCATCAAAAGTGTGAACCACCAAAAACACATTGCCAGCAGCAAGATAACCAATGCCCCTCCCATCAGCCAAGTAAGCAAGTCTTCCATTTCTTCTTTCTTGACTCTGGCATTTTTCTCGTCCAATATTTCCTGCGTTTTGCGTTGCTGAATGATGTTGTTACGCTCCACCAGCAGTTGCTGCCAGAGGTCAGCATTACCCGACATGACAAAGTAATTGTTCAGTTCCCTCTCGGCGTCTGCAAGCTGTTTGGCCTGCATCACAATCTCAAATGCAGCCGCAGTATCTGACTTTGCAAAGCTCGACTTGGGCTTGGAAGCTGCCTTCTGGACAACGTCCTTAGCCTCAAAGAACTTCATCAAGTCGCCGGATACGGCCTGTATATCCTTACCTAAAGCAATCGCTGCTTTGACTCCTTTAACAGCAGCTTGGGCGGCGGCAAATGCAGTGATCGGGTCAATCATTTACCCACCTTTTCCCATTTCAAACAGTAAACCTTACGATCAAATACGTCGCCTACCCAATACCATTTGACGCATATGTACTTGACTGGAGCCTGCGGAACTGTAAGCCCTAGAACAAGTACAAGCAGGCGCATACATCATTTTTACGCCGTGCGCTGCCACATGTATACAACGACGTATGGCTGCATATTGGCATTTGTAGCATTACCCGGTGTGCCCGTATAAGCATTGGTTATTGTGATGCCGGTATAAGCTCCCCCCGTAGTTCCGGGATTAGAACCAGTTCCGCCGCCTCCTGATAAGGTGTAGGGGCCAAGCGGAGTTGTGTAAGAGTGAGAATGGCTTGGGTCTGTGAGCGTATTTGTATGCCTGTGGTACGGGGTAATAGCATCAGCACTACCATTCGTATCACCAGCAACAAATGTTTTACTTGCCGTTCCAGTACCTGTACCAGTGCCTGTTGCTGTAAATACTACCCCAACTGTGTTTGCTGATGCGCCAAACGCAGTGAAATCTGTTGTGCCAACGGAAACAATGGTGTACTTGTAACCTACTGCAAGGTTACCTACAGGTTGTCCGCTAATCGTAGTAGACGCAACAGTCTGAGATGTATTTACTGTGTATGTGCCTGCACCACCCGTACCAGTACCTAACGCTGTGATATACGTTCCGACAGTAATACCTGTGCCAGTGATGAACGAGCCTACAGCTAAAGAACCTGATGTGACTGCGGTTACCGTAAGGGTAGTAGCCGAAATAGAACCTGTAACAACCGCATTTATCGTGGAGCCAACTGTAATCGTGTCGCCTACGCCATTACCAAGTAGAATTTTTCCCGTGCCAAATGCAGTCCAAGTACCAAAACCAAGCAAGGTTGCAGGGTTAGTAGCGCTAGAGGCGTTGGTATAAATTGAACCGACAGGGAACAAAAGGTTACCAAGTACCGTCGCCAATGCCGCTGCTGTGCTTACCCCTGTACCACCGTAAAGTACGCCGAGTACCCCACCGCCAAAAGTAGGTGCAGCAGGAAGCGCTACGGCTCCCGAGAAAGTACTTGTACCTGAGAAAGTACTTGTACCTGAGAAAGTATTTGTACCTGAAAAATTATTTGGGCCTGAGAAAGTACCCGTACCTGAAAAAGTATTGTTGCCAGTAAATGTGTTGCCAGCATCAAGCTGAGGGAAATTGGCAAGATCAGCAGCAGTGATACGCAGTTCAATCTTATCTGCGGCAGCCCACGAAAGCGCAGTTGTACCCTCTTGCGCACGTGTAACGGTCAAAGTATCGCCTGAACGTGCTGTAGCTTTTACGATCTCAATTGCGTTGCTCGAATTGGTTAGCGTAGCGTAGAAGTACTCACCAGCGGCTAAGCTGGGAAACAAAGCACCATAACCAGTCGTTACTGTGATACTAGCGGAAGTGGTATTAATGCTAGCCGCCAATGGGGCTGAAGCATTATTTGTAAATTTAGCTGGCATAGTGGCCTCTTATTACGACAGGTTACGCAGTTTGTACAAAGTGCTTAAGTACAGAGCAACTGCTTCGTCAATCAAATTCTGGATTGCGGTTTCAGTCTTGTCCACGGCACTGTACCGCAGTTTTTCTACTAAGGCAAGCTGCTCTTCTAGTATGTCAGCTATGTCCTTGGTCATGGGGTTATCTAGCATGGGAATGCTCTCAATGATTCCGTGCCTACCCTGATATGCCTCGGCAATGCTGTCTGCAATACCAATGACTTCGTCATAGAACGTATTGAGTGCCATATGCTGCGAAAAGCTTTTTGTGCGTAGGTGTTCACGATGGGCAATCTCCCGGCTCAGGAAAAGCACCGCAATCAACCGGCCTATTAATTTTGAATCCATGATTTGCCTTTACGTTATTAATTAGGCCATAACCCATTGGCTTGTCTGCTCATGCCAATAATATTGCCTACCGTCATTAGGAGCTGCTACTGGCGGATTCCATTGGCAGGTTTGTTCATCTAATACCCAGCTTGCAAATGGTTGCGGTGGGATAAACGCATCCCTGTCTGGGTCGTAAGTGTACCCAATTCCAGCGTAATTCTTACGAAATGGTGTGCCGCCCAGCACGTGCTGCCCTGCCACTGTGTTGTAGCTGGTCTTTTTCCAGACTGTGCCCGTTGTTTCTGCATAGATAGCCTCGCCATCAAGAGGCTCATCCACACCCACAATTACTCGTGTAACAATATTGTTCTCATCAATTTCTGCAAAATGTGCCATATGTTTATATCGGTGTAAACGACCCGCTGTTTTTGAATATGTGGGTAACATACCCACCGCTAATATCTATTATGTCGCCGCCAGTGGCTCGGGCTGATGTTCCAGCGTACTTAATAATGACCACGCCTTTGCCGCCGTTACCGCTAGTCGCATTGGCTGTACTAATTCCGCTATGGCAAGCGCCACCGCCACCACCACCAGTGTAATCTTGACCCGAAGTAGCGTTTACCCCCAGTGTGTAGGTAGCGCCACTTCCACCACCACCTTGTCCGCCTACGGCAACTGCCCCTCCTGACCCCAAATTACCATCCCTACCGCCGCCCCCGCCGCCAGCCCACAACACATTGTTTAAGTAAATACCTGTTCCTAGGTAGCCTACACCAGCACTTGTAGCAAGTGCTGTAGATATAAAATTAACGAAATAAGTCCCTAAACCACCAACACCCGTATTAGGGCTTGTTGTACCTTGACCACTATACCCAGAAGCTAAAGCGCCTCCACCACCTCCACCATATCCTGCGGTAGTGCCGCCATTGCCACCAGCATTACCTTGTCCGCTAGTTCCTGCGGCTCCATTAGCGCCGCTTTGTGAGCCGCTACCGCCTCCAGAGCCGCCTGTTAATGGGCCCGGGTTGGCAGAGATAGCCGCACCGCCGCGACCACCGCCTGTGGCTGATACAGATAAGCCTGTACCAATAAGTGACGAAGTGTTACCACTGGTGGGGGTACCAATACTACCCGCCCCGCCTGCACCAACAATAACCGCATAGGCTCCTGACCCTGCCGGAATTGAAAACGGTGTAGTAGAAAAATTGGATAGCACCCCGCCGCCACCGCCGCCACCGCCGTAGTAATAAGAACCACCTGCGCCGCCACCAGCCACAACCAAATACGTCATGTCTATGGGCGTGTATAGAGAAGGCCATGTTCCAGCTTTTTTAGCTTGTAAAACAGTAGCTTTTTTCCAAATACCTTTTGCGCTAGAAACAGAAATTGTCTGCGCTGTAGAAGATAAAACAGAACCTTTATACCTAATAGACATTATTATTTACCACGTCATAGTACCTGTACCGGCAGTAATTCTATATATCTTGTATCCGGGTTTGGATGTAGTGTCTGGAGTAGTATTTCCAGTACTTCCATTAACAGTTAACCCAACACTAACGGTAGTTACATTAGCATAAGAATTTGGGTATGAGATGATAACAACCCCAGACCCACCATTACCGCCAACACCAGTTGGGCCCCCGGAATAAGCTGCTCCACCACCACCGCCAGTATTCGCAGTGGCATTAGGGGTTGCAACACCAGCCGCACCACCACCACCTGCACCACCTTTACCCATTGTCACAATGTAAGAACTACCGCCACCGCCTCCGGCAAAATATACCCCAGAACTTGTAATAGCTACACTTGAATATGGGTATGTCGCCGCAGCGCTCATAATATAAGTCCCGACCCCCCCAGTACCTGTGCCAAAAGATACGATAAAAGTACCTGCGGGTATATTTACTCCGGTAACTTGAGTACCAATCCTGATTACGCCTGTAGTAACACTGGTAATTGTCATCGTTGTTGTCGAGGCGGCAAAATCTGCAACACCGACAAAAGGGGCGTATAGCGTACTGCTAAGAAAGCCAATACCACCATTCCCACCAAAGGTTGATGTTCCAGTTACGCCAACACCTCCAGCACCGCCGCCACCACCAGCACCATATGATGCTGTACTAATACCGTTGCCGCCTGCGTAACCTTGCCCTGCTGTCCCAGAACCACCGGTGTTAGTAATTTGAGCACCACCGCCGCCAGAGCCGCCAGAAACTGCGGCATTACTAAATGCTGAACCAGCCCCTCCCCCGCTGGTACTAAGACCACCAAAACTAGTGCCAGTGCCAGATGCACCGATGGTGTTATTAACGCCTGCGCCACCACCACCAATTGTTACGGAATACCCACCAGAAAGTGGCGCTATAAAGCCATTACGTAATCCACCTGCACCGCCGCCGCCTGCGGCACCATTACTACCTGCACCACCGCCTGAACCACCGCCTGCAATAATTAAATACTCTACAGGGGGTATCATGGTAGGCCACACGCTTATTTTCTGCGCTTGCATTACATCACTGGTAGTCCAAATACCAGTGGCGCTAGAAGTTGACGTAGCCTGTTCAGTTGACGAAAGAACAGACCCCTTGTATTGGGTGGACATTAGGTAATTGCTTCGTAGGATGCAGTCATTTCAATTGCAGCGGCAGTACCTGACGTAACCACAATAGATTGCGTTTCGCCCAAGTAAAAGGCCGTGCTTTTGTCTACGATCACAATTGAGGCGTTAACCGGCACAGGTACTTGGTAGATCAGTCGGTAGTTTGTTCCAACACCACCCGCTGCACTACTGATTGCAACGGTCACTATGGCGTTACTAGCGGTTACGTTTGACGCGACAATGTTGTCAATCTTGTTGATTGTGTTCGACGCGGGTGTAAGTGCAGTCCAGATCATGCCACCCAAAGTAAGGGTAGTGGATGAGACTGTCTGCGATGAACTGACCGTATACGTACCCGCTTGACCGGCGGTGTAAAGACTTGCAGAACCGCTGACTGCGCCGGTTGTTACGTTGCTGATTGTTATCGTGTTGGTTGTTGGGTTAACCGCAGTCACGTAAGTACCAGCAGGGATTCCAGATACAGGCTGTACAAACTGCCCAACCGCTATTAAAGCAACTGTACCAAGGGTATAGGTACTCAAAACAATTGTGCTTGAACCAACAGTTGCTTGGGTAAACGTAGCTGTAACCGTAGCCGTGTTTGTAGCAGTTAGCTGACTAACAACGCTTGTATTAGTGGTTACGCCAGTGCCGGTAATAAAGTGATTAGGGGCAATTGCCCCGGAAGCTACCGCAGTAACCGTTAGCGTAGTCGTTGAAATAGAACCTGTTACCGACGCTGCCGAAGGAACTAAATAAGACGTATTGCCGTAAATGGAAGATACGTTGACGATATTTGGGTTTGCCATACTTGTTCCTTAATAGCCAAAAATAAGCGCCATTGCGATAGATTTGCCTGTTGTAATGCCGCCACCGCCTGACCCGTTAGAAGCTGCTGTAATTCGCCCATAGGCATCAACAGTGATATTTGCGCTTGTATAGCTAGCGGCAGTAACTGATGTAGTTGCTAATGCAATTGTGCCAGTAGTAGTAATAGTACCGCCAGTCAGGCCAGTACCCGCAACAATTGAAGTTACTGTGCCAGTTCCGGAAACAGATGTCCATGTAGGTACACCTGCTCCGTTAGAAGTAAGAACTTGTCCTGCTGTACCTACGGCTGTAAAAGCATAGGCAGTTCCTGTTCCGTAAGCCACTGCTCCGGCAGTTGCTGTTGCAGTTGAATTCGTACCACCATTAGCAATCGCCACAGTACCAGTTACGTTAGCTGCTGTACCTGTTGTATTCTGGTTCAGTGTGGGAACATCGGCAGCCTGTATTGCGGACATAACCACATCAGTGCCGTTCCCACGCAAGTAATACCCGCTAGTTGTCGCCCCAGCTAGGGCATCCATTGCGTCTTGACGAGTTGTTGTGCCTGTGCCGCCATTAGCAATTGCTACTGTGCCAGTTACGTTAGCTGCTGTACCTGTTGTATTCTGGTTCAACGTTGGGACATCCGCAGCCTGTATCGTGGACATGACTACGTTAGTGCCGTTCCCGCGCAGGTAAGACCCGCTGGTTACTGCCGCTGCTAACGCATTCATCGCAGCCTGTGCAGTAGTAGCACCTGTACCACCATTAGCAAGGGGGAGGGCCGTACCTGAATACGAAATTGCTAATGTACCACTAGTGGTAATTGGGGAACCACTGACAGACAAGAATGCGGGGACTGTAGCTGCAACTGAAGTAACTGTGCCGCTACCGCTGCTGCTTGTCATTGGTATTACGTTGTAATACCAACTGCTACTGGTATAAGTAAATATACCTTTTGAATTTGCCGGTATTGTCGTTAATGTTGTTACATTAGCGTAATCACTAACAGTAATAACTGCTGTTGATTTGTTAATAATAGTCCAGCTTTGACCTGAATATATGCTACCGAGAGATGGTAAATAAATTGCCTGTGCTGTACTTCCGGTTATGTATTGGATAACACTGCTAGTATCAGTAAGCTGTATTGCTGTTGCCGATGAAGCTGTTGATAAATAAGTATTTCGTTCAACCCCAGAATAAGCTGTTGAATTTATAAAACCAATTGTGATAAACCAAGAATTAGTAGTGGCATTAGTTGCACGAGCGATTGTTTTTGGTGGGACGTTCTGAATTGTGCCACTGCTACCGTCCTGCAAAACAAGTGTGCTAGCCGTTGAGTCATTAGAAATGAAAAACGTAAGGCCAGCATTTGCTACGGCTGGTAATCTTACTATTGTGTTTGAAGTAGAAGCACCTTGAACAACTATATAAGGGTAATCGGTTGCAGCAAGAATAGTAGTTGAACCGGCAGCTACAGTAGCAGCACCAAATGGCTGAAGTTTTGCGTTATATAAACTTGTTGTACCAGTACCGCCGTTTGCAACAGCCACAATTCCAGTTACGTTAGCAGCAACTCCAGTTGTGCTTTGGTTCCAAGTGGGAACTGTCCCAGATAACTGAGAGTAAGGTAAGCTTAATGCGCTTAATGTAGTCAGCGTTGAATTGCTGGTAGCTGTAATGTTTGATGCTGTTCCTGTTGTGTTCTGATTTAACGTCGGAACATCAGCCGAGGTTAAAGCTCGAAAAGTAGGTACAGCAGCCCCACCGCTACTTGGGCCAGCGAAGAGTGTATTTACGGCTTGAGTGGTTAATGCGCCGGTCAACGTCCCACTAGTAGTAACTGGAGAACCCGTCACTGTCATGATTGATGGCAGTGTCAAACCAACAGAAGTGACAGTACCGCCAGCACTCGTACTCGCGATAGAAATCGACCCGGCACTATTAGTGATCGCTATACCACTACCGGCTGTCAAAGTAGTTCTGGTAAAACCTGAACCATTGCCTATATCTAATGCTCCGTTGGCGGGAGTTGTGGTCAGTCCAGTTCCACCATTGGCTACGCCAACCGTGCCAGTTACGTTAGCAGCATTTCCTGAAATATTTCCAGATACAGCACTACCAGCAATAGCAATGTTTGTGTTGGTAACACTGGTGACTTGGCCTTGGGCATTGGTGACAATTACCGGTACTTGACTAGCTGAACCGTAAGTCCCCGCCGTGCCAGTATTAGTGATAGAAAACTGATTGGTGGCTAGGGTTAACCCTGTGCCAGCAGTGTATGTCTGGATTGCTGCAAACTCAATAAATACTAGTGATGTAGAACCAATAGTAATTGGTAGTGGGGTTTGTTGCACCCAAGAAGTATTAGCGTTATCCGTACCGCTAAGGACTAAAAGCATGTCGCCTACGTCTACTTCATTTGTACCAGCACCACTGGTATCGTAGTCCGAGGCGCGGGTTAATACATACGCAACACTAGCCGTACCGGCAGTAGTTAGTGTGTATACACCATTGAACGCGGCACTAGGTGTTGTGTTGTTAGAGTAAGCACCAGTTTCGTTTTTTATGAGGATACGTTTGCCAACATCACCAGATGTAAAGGTGTATCCGTCAATAGTCAGCGTACCAACCGCATTAGCGGTTATCGTTGCGCCTACCCCACTTGTACCATTGTTGTACGTGTAAGCCGCAGACAAAGCTGCTGCTGTTGCATAGTTACAAGCCGGGTGGAAATTAACACCTGAAGAGATAGAGTCAGCATAAGACTTGTTGACAATATCTGTGCTTGAGCTTGGGGCCGTGCTAATCGTGCCAGTAGTCAATGCTACCGAGGTGATATCGGTATTTGCGCCGCTTTGAGCCGCGCTAAGACTAGTCCTAGCAGTTGCCGCCGTAGAAGCTCCTGTGCCACCACTAGCGATTGCCAGTGTCCCACTAAGAGTAACAGCACCAGTAGTAGCACTAGAAGGCGTAAGCCCTGTTGCCCCGGCGCTAAAAGAAGTTACACCACTATCGCCTATAGCAGACCAACTAGGTGTGACCCCTTTATACCCTTCAAATGCATCTAACGAAGTGTTATACCGCAACATCCCTTTGACGGGTGATGCAGGTCGGGCAGCATTGTCACCTTTACTTACAGTGAGCGCACCAGTTGAGGTAAAGGCAGAATCACCCGTGGCGGTTAGGGTACCAAAAGTAGGATTATCACCAGACTGATATTTATCAGAGTTTAAATTGGTAAAGTTCGCGTCTACTTCAGTGTTAGTTAAGGGTGACCCCTTCCCGGCACGGGTAACAATTATGGACATGGCTTACCTTTTAGTTGACAGTCACCGTCCAAGTGATGTTGATAACATCAGATGCGCCTTTGTTGACTACGGAAAACACTGTGCGGCACAACATTGTTCCTGCGGACGAAGCATTAAAAATACCAGCTTCAGTAACCGCACCAGTACCAGTACCAGCAGGAAATGTAGCAGTGTATGTAACAACATTCGAGGAAGCTGTGCTTGTAGCTAGAGTAACGCGAGAACCGCTAATCGCGGACTGAAGCGAAGTATCGCCCACGGTTGCTGCTGCGGTACCTGTACCAAGCTCCATCCAACCCATGGTGGCAGCGCTTGTTCCGACCATGCGTGAAGCAATGAAATATTTTCCAGTAGTTACAACTAGATTTTTAATTTCTTGGCTTTCTTTTAGTAAACCGTCTTGGCTAAACACGTCAATTTTGACGTTGCCAGTAATCTTGACGTTATCGTTAACCATAACTTACTCCTGTTTAAAAAGTTCTGTACTCACCAACATAGTCTAAGGCAAAATATGTGATGTCGCAATACCCTTGAGCTATAAGAGCCCCAGCGTCTGTTGGCGCTGATGTGTCAGCAAAGTTCTTACCAATGTCTAGTATTTTCTCGTCGTCAATACTTATAGTATCCGAGTAAACAACAGCAGAAGATATAGCTAAGTCATCTGCAAAACTAATGCTGTCGTCAAAATTTCTTGCATATAAAAGTACTAGCGTTATATCATCACTACTACTTACTACATCTGCGTAGCTTGTGCTAAAACTAAATGCCGTAGCGTCGTTAGTATTTACTGAATCTGTATAACTTACGCTAAAACTAAATGCTAACGTATCATCAATACTAGTCGTGTCATTAGATGTCTGAGGGTATGATAAATCTATAGAATCAGTAGCGGTTATGCTATCCGATATAAATTTATCTGCCCCGACGTTTATAACTTCAGAAGTTGCTATATCTTCATAATATGCTGTACTGAAATTAATTACCGCACTATCTGTCAGCGTAATAGTGTCTAGTACATCTTTATTAGCGCTAAAGATAACAAGGCAAGTATCGGCAACACTTACAGCATCACTGAAGTCTTTAACAAATTCAATAACAGTACCATCACTCAATGTAATGGTATCATCACCACCCAGAAGCTTATCGAGTACTAGGCTAACAGCATCTGACAAGCTACTGCTATCTACAATGTACCTTACCGTACCATCATCAACCCCATAGGTAACTCTGGCTGAGAATAAGGTGTACGCTATGTTGCTTGCAAGATCAGTATAAGAAACACTAGAACCAAGGGCTTGGGCATAGACTTTTGCAACAAAAGTTTGTAGCGCTAAATCAACATTTGACCGTATGTAGGAAACACTAACAACCGGCGAAACTGTAGAAACACTTGCTGTTAGCCTAGCATATACTACATTTCCGACTTTGGGGAAGTTATTGTTAACTTCATTAGCCATTAAAACTCTTCCCGCACCTTAAATCTTAAAAGGTCGTATAAAGTTTGGGTTTGTCCGCTTGGAAAGTCAATTTGTATTTCACCTTCATAATCTCCGGGGTCACCCTGAAGCATAGCTGGTGTTGACGATGGGAAGAAAGTAACTACACCATTTGGCCCGTCAGTGATTACGCCCGGTACATCAGCTTGTAATGTAGTAGAACCAACAGCGCGAAAATGTAGGTGTATAGTTGACCCGGTTAGGTTAACTACCGCCCCAGTAACGTTGTCAACAATAGTGCATACCAATGCAGGGCCAGTGTCGCCTTTTACAAGAAAAATTCTATCAGCCATATTAAACAAGCCTTTGAAATTCAATCTGTACCGATGCGCGAGTCAACCCTTTGTTAACTTGCGTGCGAACATCAGCCATTACATCGTTGAACCGCTTTAAGTACTCAAGGGATGTTTTCAAATCGTAGTAAGGCTGGTTTGGTGTGTTGTACAAACGCGCACGTGCCCCATAGGCAATATCTTCAAGGAAACGTTCGTAGATTTCTTCTTTCACTCCAGTAGATGACCGACTTGGAGTAAGCGCTGCCCGAATACGAATTTTGTTAGCCTCAGTTACTTGAGGGTATGGAACTAGTTGGATTTCTTGAGACGACGGGCGGAAATAGTAATACGGATTGCCACCTAACGTATTCCAGTTAGTACTACGGTAAATCTGCGTTAGTTGTTCAATTGACTTGGGTACAAGAAACGAATCTCCATACCACACTTCAACAACATCAGCGATTTTATATGTACCCTCGTTAGGTATAAGATCGTATTTACCAATTTTGGCAATCCCAGTCATGTAATCCAAATTGTCTTGGATGTACCGGGTTTCTTGGCAAAATTCAATACACGCATTTCGTATGGCCTGAATAGCCACGATCTCGGGTACATCCCGAACGTAGGGCATAACCTCAACCAAGAAATTGTCGTAGGTAACTTCGCTCATGACATAGACCCACCAACGTTAGGATTGCGCGGCAAAAGCGCCTGCTCTGGGCCTGCTTTAATTTCTGACTGCTCTTTAACGCCAACAGACGCAGTAAACGTAGTCAAGTACATCTGACCAAGTGTTACGCCCGGAGCATACTCAGCATCTTTGGTGCAAGCCCTGTACATGATGTAGTCCAAAAGCGGCATTTGGTATACATCGAACATTGGGATAGTCTGTGACTCAGAAGTCAAGTCAGATGGCTGTGCTGAGTAATTTATCTCAAGGTAGTTTGTCCCCGTACTCGGGGGGTAAACATAGTAAGCCGTTTGGTCTTGCAGATCATAAATATAGTTCTGCGTGACTGCGCTTGCTGTGGCTGTATGCCAGCTTGGGTTAAACCCATCAATCAACTCACGAGAAATAACACGTACAGCGCGACCCGGAGTCGTACCTGTAGTCCCCATGTTTCGGTAGATACCTAGAAGCAGCCACCCACCCGTAGGTAGAAGCTGCCGTGTACCTGCGATAAGTTTTACAGCTACTGGAGTATTAGTCGCAGTAGGCTGCATAAGAACAATCTGCCGCAGACCGTCATTAAGCCACTTAAGCAGCTCAGCCCTTGTCCATCGGACACCTGCAATATCAATAAGCTGCGCGGCAGCCTTATCAATAATTGTGCCTGCGGTTACTGTTCCCATGCGTTACCTCAAGTAACAGCAAGTGCAGCAGCGATTGCGGGGACTTGTGTTCCAGCCCATGCACCTTGTGCAGCCAGATTTGCTTGAGTTCCAGTGCCAGCATCAAGGGCGGCGATTGCTACGGCTTCTACATAAGAAAAACCTGCAATAACCAAGCCATCAATATTTGAAGTGGTATCTTCAAGAATAACTTGCTGTGCTTGGGGTAGAGACAACCCACTAGCAACTAAATCGTCAATGATAGCCATAGTAGCCTCCTGTTATCAAACCAACTGAGGGGGCCGAAGCCCCCTCTCGTTTAAGCTGGATTAACCAGCGACTTGCAAGAGAGCCAGACCGTTGGCCTGAGCTACTTGGGTGCCATAGACGTTCAGACCGCGAACCAGCGTACCGAAGTCGTTGGGGTTTTGCAGGGACTCAACCTTGGCAATTTGCGATGCAAAGGTGATGGCTGCTTTATGACCAGCGATAACTGCGTGACGCTTCAGAGCACTGGTCAAATTGGCGTCTGTACCAGTGTTGGGGTTCATGTAGGTCTTACCAGCAGCGCCGCGTGGGACGAGGTTGGAAACGTACACGGTGAAGCGGTCAATCATACCGATCTTGCCGTTGCGCAGAACGCTAGCAGCATCACCCATGAACTGGGCTTGAGCCAAGTTCGATTGCATCAGGATTTGACGCTCAGTGGGGGTGATAACCAACCAACGGTCAGTCTCAGGCACGTTGTTTTCATCCAACACGCTGGACAAAGCGGTGATGCTTTGCAGGATGTTAGAAGCGGTCAACGTAACGGGGGCCAGATCAGTACCCAGATTGAACGAGCCGGAGATAGCACCAGCGGTAGCACCTTGGTTAGCAGCAGCACCTTGGTTGAAGTTCGTGTACAAGATGTCCTTGTCGATCTGAATCTTCATCTGCATGGCGGCGTCATTGGTGAACATGTCCATCAATTTAGGCTTAGCTTGCAGTTCCAGCACGTTGTTAACGTTCACGCCGAAGTACTTACCCTTGTTGATAACCAACTGGATAGTGCTAGGAGCAGGCACTTCATAAGCCAGATTCTGACCGATGCTGTAGCTGTTGATCGTGATCGAGGGAATCGTGTTGATAATCACGGTGTCGCCCATGCCGGTGATGTCACCTTGCCAGTCGGTATTGGCGATTTCGCCAAAGACGGTGGCAGCATAGAACTTCTGGGCCAGCTTGCCAGACCAGAGGGCGGGGATAAAGGAACCGGAATAAGCGGTGCCAGAATAAGCAACCTGACCGCCGGGGGTGTTAAAACCACCCGAGTTAATGGGATAGGCTGCTGCTGCGGTAATAGTAGACATGGTATGTTCCTAATTAAAAATGATTTGCTTAGGCCACCATGCTTTGGGGACTATCGAATTCGTCCTTCAGCGTAGGCGGCATGGATTTCTGCTTCAATCTTCACCGCTTCATCGTTCGTAATCTTGTTCTTCATCCAGTCGTCGTAAAACTGCGAAATTTCAGCTTGGCTAAAGTTCGGCTTTTCGGTTCCCAAATTCTGAGCAGGCGTACTACGAGAGCGAGTCGGTGCTACTTGACTCGAAAGACTTGGCGTTCTTTGCTGGGTCTTAGGTGTAACCATAGATTTGTACTGACTGAAAATCGCAGCCGTTCGGTCTGCGTCAAATGCCTCATAAGCATTATTCAATCCGTACTGGCGTGGTAGTCCGTAAACGGGGTCTACTTCAGCCAACCATGCTAAGAAACCTGAATCTACATTCAAGGCTTCCCAGTCAGGAACTTTTGTGCTCAAGCTGGCTAGGAATCTGTCTTTATCAGATACCACCTGCCGGTCACTCACGTTCCCAAGCTTACCTTTTAACTCTCTGATTTCCGAAAGCAACTCAGCATTGCGATTCCGAACTTCGGAAACTTTTTGCTCAGAGGCACGGTCAATCAAATCCAACAAGTCAGAACCAAATGCTTCTTTGTCTTGTTCAGTGATAAGAGTCGATTTCGTCGTCGATGGCGCACTAATCTGTTGGGCTTTGGCAGCAGCATTCTCAGCAATCAAGTTTTGAACCTGATGGTTCAACTCTCGTGTCTGTGCGTGCAGTCGTGGCACTTCAGCGTCGTACATTCCCTTGAGCGTAAGGTACTTTCGTTCCCACGTTTCTTCGGGCACCGTTTTCGTTTGCGGCTCTTGCGAGACTGGTTGCGGCGGGTCGTTCGCTTCTAACTGAAGGTCTGGATTCGGGTTAGTCTCCGCATTTGGTGCGGTCTGACCGTTCATCTGGGCTACATACGCATCTGCGTCATCAATTTGCTGCTGAATTACTCGTGGCAATGCCATATCTCTATCTCCTTCGCTCCGACTACGCTTTGAAACTCCGACTTTACGGTCAGTTTCTATTCGCTTACGGTCTGCTACTTTAGGGTTTCAAATTTGACTGTAATCTCCGACTTAACGGTCTGATTACTGTCTACGGGTTTTGGCAAACAGGGTTTCCCCTTGTTCCACCATCTCAAGGATTTCCTTGAGTTCGATTTGTCGGCCTTGCAGCCGACTCTTCATTTCTTCACCTGTTGCTTCACCAAGTCTTTCAAGAGTCTCTTGGCGTCGCGCTTTTAAATATTCTACCAGCGGTTGCATGTCTTGGGTGCGCATCAGTGAAAAACACCGAGCTACCCGATCGTCGACACGAACCACTTATTTGCACATTCCGTCGGTTTTGGCAGTACCAGCCGAATATTCAGCACCGCCGCGCATACCTAGCGAAACGATATTACCGTTATCGCCGCCTGCACCTTGCGACGCTGGGCCTTTAGACATACCGTCAGTCTTGGCAGACTCTTGACCATATTCTTTACCGCTTGCGCCAACTGATGGGCGGGAATCTTTGGGGCTAATTGCTTTCATAGAAAACTCCTTTGTGTTGATAATATACCAAAAAATTACACTGTCAACCGGGGATACCAGCTTGCGGTGCAAAATTATTTGTCACTGCTGCGCCATTTGCAAGTTGCGCACCGGGGGCAGGAGCCGGGGGTGACCCGCCAGCTTGGGATTGCCCATTTGCTTGGTTAGCCATCATTTGTTGCTGCTGCGCCATCTGTTGCTGCATAACCATGCGCTGCTTGATAATCTCAACCGGGGGGACAATAAGGTCTGGGTTAAGGTCAAGGGTTTTAGCCGACTGCCGTAGCAACTCCGCAATACCTTCCATACCAACCACCTGCTGGACAACTGGGCTTTGCAGCGCAATTTGCAGGAATTGATTCTGGCGGACTTGGGCTTGTTCTTTCTGAACCAGCGAAGCAGCACCACGGGCGCGGCAATTAACATCGCCCTTCAGGTCAGGGTCAGAGCCGTAACGCATGTTATAAAAATACAGCCGATTAATCGCGGGTTCAATAACTGCGTTATCAATATTGGCAATAACCTGCTTAATAGATTTACCTGCATTGGTCATCAACATAGACATACCCGAAGCGGTACGTCCAGCGCCACCCGCAGGGCTATCGCCAGTCATATACCTAGGTATACCCGTGTATTCATCCGCCAGCGTGGCAAACTTCTCATATACCGCCATCAGCTCCTGTGCAAGCGAATTTGGCTGATAAAACTGCATTGGGGGCGCACTGCCAGCCATTGGGTCAGACGTAACTTGCCAGACCTTCCATGGGTATAACTGAGTGATATTCTCACCCTGTGGCAGTCGGTCAATGTTGTAAACCACCTGTGGGCCGGATGAAATGGACATGTTATTGACCAACGACCGTGCGGCTGCGTTGCAGATGTCCTGTGTGTCACGGCACAAGTCGGCTACGGAGTTACCCCAGAATGCACCGGGCACTTCTTCGTAGGATGCTTTGTAGTACGGCTTGCGGCCCAATGGATCGGGGTTTACTGCGGCTTTAATCACCCAGTGGCCTATGACCCAGCCCTCAATCGGATAATCCATCAGTGGGTCTGGAACTTCTTCCCCAGTCAGACCCCAGTCGATAAGCAACTGCCCTTGAACATTACCCCAGAACTGGAGCGCGTCGATAAGCTCAGATGGGTTCTGCTGAACACCCATGGTTGACTTGCCTTCAGCCGCAGCCTTGTTCATGTCAACGTAAATCCAGTCGCGCAGACCACCCTTGCCGTATTCTTCCAGTACGCCACGGATGGCATTCTCGCTGTAACCCTCAACCCCGATCATGGCTTGCAAGTCGGCCCGAGACAGCTTATGGCGCTCAATGAGCGCACCGCCATCGTCAATATCTGTCATGTCCGCAGCAGGATACAGATTAAATGGGTCAACACGCTCCCACTCAAGGCAGAGTTCATCAACTACATCAAGCTTGTAATGCCCAGCCGCACCGGGAACCCACTTCATTTTTGGGCGCTTGCGGACAACCGGCCCCTTCATGATTGCAGAGGGGAACGTGGTGATGTCGTCTAGGAAATCGCTGAACGCCTTAGACCAGCTGCCTTCATACAACTGATCTTCCATTTTCAGTTCCATGCGCTCAGCCGTGCGCTTGGCTACGTCCTGTAAGTGGGACAGCGCCATGTCCTTCATCTCAAGCAAACGCTCACGCACCTGCTGATTTGTTGGGGGTGTACCAGCCATGTATAGCTGCTGCACTTCCTGCTGCGCCTGCTCCATGATCGACTGCACTTGGTCAGGCGGGAGGTCTGGCATCGGGCTTGGCGTAATAGTCCAAGGCTTATCTTCAGCAGCGGTGACAAGGGTATCTTTCAGCCAGCTAGAAGCCGCACGACACTTGTTCGAAGTCAGCATCATGTAGATAGTGGCACTACCCTGCTCACGTAGCTGAGCCAGCTTATCAGGGTCATATTCCCCGCGCCGTGCCCGAACAGACTTGAGCATCTTGATTTCAGAAGTCTGCTGCTTTGCCAGCATGGCAGACATCCATTTCTTACGGATATACCCAGCCAAAGCTTGTACTACAGGCTGAGAATTAGCCCGTTGTGCTTCGGCCTTTGCCTCGTCCTGAAGCCCTTTGATAGACTTAATAGTGACAAGACCGCCTGCCGAAACTACTCCCGGCGCGTTGCTGTTCGTAATATTTAAGCCAAGTTGCATATGCGTCACATCTTATATATGGGGGGTGTAAACGATTTTGGTTTACGTGTCAAGTCCAGACATAATCTACTCTCTTGACTTCAACCGCTTTGCGCGACCAAGAATCCCCAGTTACGTTACCGTCTGCGTGTAGGCACGCATATTGATGCGCGTCTGCAATGTGGGAATGCGAATTTTTCTCTGGCTTGTCGTCTGCCTCGCCATTTTGCCGGATTTTATACCTATATCCGCCTCTTAGTGCAGCAATAAGGTGTGTACATGACGGGTCAATTAAATGGGCAGGTTTACCATCCACCGTACGTGTGAGCATCTTATCAACTGCATTAATACGTGCAACAATGCTGTTGGACTTAGCAGAAATAACCCTAAATCCCTCAGCCCGTAATATATCAAATACCGATCGCTCATCGGTCTGAGCCCTCTGCTGACCAGCCGGGTCACCCACAATCAGGACGTTCATACCCGGGAACCGGTTAGCCAGCATGGGTTTTAGTTTCTCTCGGCAGAACCGCAAAGTCCCCATACCCTCAGATACTAAATCGGCAAATGTCAGCAGCCGCCCTTGGGCATCCACCTGATTAATAGTACAGGCCGGGGTTAACCCAAAGTCCATCCCAATCATCAAGGGGTGCGTCTGCAATTTTATATGCGTCAGTGTCTGTTTCGCAACATGTGTATCTCGGTCAAACGCCCGAAACACTGGCTGTCCGCTGAGCGACTTACCAAACTCACCGTGCACATATACGTCTACCCAGTCGTCTGTCTTACCTTCGCACAGGTTCTCATAGTAATCTTCAGGCAGGTACTGCACCCAGTCAGCTTCTTGGCTCAAGCCGCTAGGCTGGATAGTGACGTGCATATTCTGCGGAGGCTCGGTCAGTATCTTTTCCCAGAACGTGTCCATGTCCGGCGGGTTAGTTGCCCCCCAAACTTTGTGAATCTGCTTGCCTTTGTCATCGCAAGCCCCGACCCCATTCATCGTCTTATCTGGGTATCGCCCCAGACGACCCGTCAGCGCGTTGTAAATGTCAGGGTTAATCTCCCGAAACTCGTCCATCACGCCGAAAGTCAACTGTAGTGACAACAGCCTACGTACGTCATTGGCATCGTCCAGTCCACGGAACAAGACTTCGCATTCAACGTCGTCAAACTTCAACTGAAACTTGCTGTTCGTCTTCTCTAGTATTCCGGCCTCACCGTCTGGATACCACTTGATAAAGTCCGGTATGGTCGTATCCCAGAGCATCTGGCGCGTGTTACGGATGACTGCCACTCGGCTGCGGCGTATGCCATCAGGCGATGCTTTTATGCGCTTGGCTTCATACCCGATCTTTATGAGCGCAGCGGTGGTCTTAGTTGAACCCACTGGCCCTACGATGAAGTTAGCAAACTTGTCTGCTGTAAGAAACGGAACCACCGATGTCGGCGGAGTGTAGACAAGGTTAGCCATCTATGGTCAGAGGCTGCGCCCCTTGGGGTATGTTTATGGTGATACTAAATTTCGGTGCAACGCTTGCCCCAGCGTTCTTGTCTTCTTTAGGTGCTTTGAGCCCTGCCACGTCCGTGAGCGCGTTGAACACAGATAGCTTCTGCATCACGCTGGTGTCGTTGGCTATGGCCTGCTTGAACATCATCGCCATCATCTCCTCAGCCATGAGCCCGGCCTTGAGCCGAAAGGTCATCCCGTTACGCTCAAACTCAGCACGCTGTGTCTGCACTGCGGTAATGAACGGACTCCACTGGGATAGACGTTCCCACTTCTCACCCTCAAAGCCAAAGCGTTGCGCAATAGCAACAGGGTCTTCTAACCCAGCAGCGCACTCCCATACCAACTGGGGCGGGATGTCCAAAGTAACGTGGGGGTCTGACGCCTGTGGCGATAACGCAAACTCTGAGTGATTCAGGTGTGCTGTCAGGTCATCGACTTCAAACTCGTTCATCGTTCTTTAGGTATTGCGCAATCGCTCGGCGAACAATCTCAGACAAAGAAACACCGGTCTTAGCCGAGTATTCCTTCATCTTATGCACAAGGTCTTCGGGTAGGAAGAAATTGTGGCGAATCATCAATACTTGCCCTTCATGACGGGCTTGCCAGATTTTTTCATCTTGGCCTCTTCCATCTTCTCGCCCTTCTTGTACATGGCTGGGGACATCTTCTTCTCAGCTTTTTCTTCCTTAGCTGACTCTTTACCTTTGAACTTAGCCATGAGGGCCGGGGGCATTTTGGTAGCCATGTGGGTTCCTTAGTTGGTTAATAACGTGTGTATGGTAGCAAAGATTCGTGGTGTGTCAAGCGCAGGGGGGTGCTGGCATGTATGTAGACGTGTGTATATAGGAAATTTTTAGCCTTGTCGTGTGCGTAATGGGTAGAGAGCCGCCCCCCTCCGCATGTCCGTGGCCCTCCCCCCCACCCCGTCCCCTGTCCTGCACCACATTGTCCGATTCATGCCGTTAGTGTAGGTAGTGATCGTGCTACCCAACACCGAGTTCATTAACAACACAATGTATTTCATTCTAAGTATCGCGACCATGCTTCGGTATCGGTTTCATGCTTGGGCAAAGTGAACGACATTATGTGGTGCATGTTATTTAACAATCTAAACTGATTCCGCCATGGTAGCGCGTGGCGTGACGTGAGAACAAAGCACGTATGACAGAGCATCCCTGCGCCGGTAGTGGCAGGGCAAACCCATCGCATGAAACACTGGCTTGCGAGTACGGGACTGCGACACTGTATGCGGTAAGAATCCGCCGATGGTGAGGCCTCACGGAAAGACGTGAGCAAGTAGCGTTCACTTAAAGGAACGATGAGGTCACATAAAAGCCAGCACCAAGAACAGCAAGCTGGTATCAACCCTCACTCACGTGAGGGGTTTATTGTGCGCAGTGACAGTGTGCACATCAACCCTTTACTTACTTATTCACTGGAGAATCAAAATGGAAAATGCAATCGCACTCGTTGAAGGCAATGGTCAAGTAGTTCTGTCCGCTAAGACTGGCAAGACGGGCTCATTCGCACGGGCTATCGCCTTCGCGTCACGTGATACTCGCATGGCTATGGGTCAGGCGCTCTACGCCAAGTGGTTGGCTAATGGGCAGTATCGCCCCGTGGTTGAGGATATCCTGAACTGTGGCTTGGTAGCCAAGGCTGCGCTGCCCTACTTGAATGTCGCACTGCCTGCGACTGGCCCTGTGTCCAAAGAGATGCTGCTCACGTTGTGCCAGCAAGTGACCGCTGCGGTCAAGGCTAGTGGCAAGGAAGTCAAGGGTCAGAAAGGCTTCGTGTTCGGCATCGTCGAGCGCATCGCAGCCCAAGTGACCACAATCGAAGCGTGACCCAAGACGCCTGAGTAAGCGTACAAACTGCTCAATACTTAATCAGGCGGCTATGTTGGACACAGAGTCCAACGAAGCATGGGAATTGGCAAGCCCTTAACGCAATCAATAAGCCTCGCCACCATCGTTCTCCACCGCCAACTTTAGAATATTCCACTGAAAAGTGTCGGAATAAACTACAGAATATTTGAAAAGCCTTATAAATCATCCACTTACAAGGGTATTATTCTAATATTCCAATATTCTTACGTAAATGGCTGCGCTCAGGCGAGCGTGTATGACGTGTGTATACGTACGAAACGCCTGCATCACGTAGTCCACATACGCACGTAACACATCAAAAGGTCTGTCTCTGCGTGAAAATCGTGGAATATTGGAATATTGGAATATTCCCCTCGTAAGTCCTTGATTTGCAATGCACTTCGAATATTCCAGTGCGAGATGCTATAAGAATAAATAAGTATCTTCACCTATCATGCGCGGCATCGGCTGCGTCATTCTCTTTCACATCTACTTCAGCCTATGGCTGAAGCATAACACATTAAATTCGCGCAGTCAAGCGGAATGGCGGGAGTTCCTTCAACTTACTTACTCAACTGGAGCACTACATGCTTAACGACCTCATCTTCTTGGAAATCGACGAATCCAGCTTCATCATCATCGAGCCCAACTACGCACGGATTGAATCCCCCGAGCCTTGGCAACAACTGCCCTACCGACCCGCCAACCCCTTTATGACCGACGAGCCCAACTTTGGAGAGCAAGCATGAACAACAAAGTAGCCATACAAGTGGCCTTACATGAGGTGAAGCACCTCGACCAGCAGTGGAGGGAGCAGATGCGCAGTATGCTGAAAGCTGGGCTTGGCCCTGACGACACGATAGACACCATCCGCCACATGTCCTACGTACAAAAGCAACTTGATAAGGCCATACTCAAATTTACAGAGGAACTGAAATGACATACACCACATCCAAATCAGAGGTGATTGCCGACATCGGCATCGCCATCCTAGCCACTAGCTTCCTGTTCCTGTGTTGGGGTGGGGAAGGCTGGGTATTCAACGCTGGCCTAGTGTGGGCTGGCATGAACGCCGGATACCTTTTCACTGTATACCTGAACAAAGGAGAAGACGAATGAACACCCAACTAATAGTAGAGCCCCGCGACAAATACGGGGAGATGCGTATCTACCCTAAGTGTGAGAAGTCCAAGCTGTTTGCCCAAATGCTGCACCAAAAGACTTTGACCCCACGGGACATCCACAACATCATTGCCCTTGGATTCACCATCAAGGCAGAGCATCCACCTATCACGTTCGGAAAACCGCATGACTAACAACGTATGGGACAGCGCCCACCTAATGCAGGACATAGACCGAGACTTAGCAATATGGTTTGCAACCCGACTCGATGCGCGGGAAGTAGTGCGCCGATGGTGGACAACCGACTAGCGACCGGCTCATGAGCTGAGCTACCCAAACTACAGCATTAAATTGAACACAAGCGTAGAACTTGTGCCCGTAGACGCCCGTAAGGGTAAACCCTGACCTTAACTTACTTATTGAAAGACCTTATGCGATATTCAGACATACTCCAATCCTGCCTTGCCAACTTCGCCAAGGGTAGCCAGCTTGTGCCCAACATCGAGGGTCGCCCGGGCGGCGGCAAGTCCTCACTTGCACGGGAAATCATCTCCCAGCTTGGCATCAACCCCAACCGTGTTACCGAGTTCAACCCATCGCTTCGTGACCCCGTGGACATCATGGGTGTGCCGCGTACCGATGCCGATGTAGCCAAGTGGATACCGATGCCCGAGTTCTACCGCATCCGTGACGATGGTACTGACGAGCCGTGTGCGCTCATCATCGAGGAGTTATCCGATGCGCCCATGCCGATGCAAAACCCCATGTGCCGAGTTATCTTGGACAGGTATGCGGGCGAACTCAAGCTGCATAGCAAGCTGCACATCATTGCCACAGGTAATCGCACAGAGGACAAGTCTGGGGCTACCCGCATGAGTACCAAGCTAGGCAATCGTATGCAGACGCTGACCTTCGACGAGAATCTTGACGACTGGTGCTTGTGGGCTTTCGACAAGGGTATTGACCTGAAGATCATTCAGTTCCTGCGCTTCCGTCCTTCACTGCTGTCTGACTTCGACCCCAACCGCAAGATCAACCCGACACCACGTTCTTGGGAGATGGTCAATCAGATCGAGGAGACGCTGCCCACTGACTTGTACTTTGCCAACGTGGCTGGGTGCGTAGGCGAGGGCTCTGCTGCCGAGTACACAGGGTTCAAGCGTATCTTTGAGTCACTGCCCAACATCGACGGGCTGCTCATGAATCCTGCCAAGGCAGACGTTCCTGCTGACCCTGCGGTGCGCTTCGCGCTGGCTGGTGCGATCGCCCATCGTACTAACAAGGACAACTTCGACCGCTGCATGGAGTTCATCGAGCGTATGCCTCAAGACTTCCAAACCATGTACATCATGGATGCGATGCGCAAGGAGCCCGGTGTGCGTAACACCAAGGCGTATGTCAAGTGGACTGTAGCTAATGGCAATACTTATCTGTAACAACCAAGGAGAACATCATCATGGAACTTAACGTCACCCCCCTCAATGCCAAAGCAATGCTAGTCAAGCTAACCGTACGTAGGGCTAACCTATCACGGCGCGACACTGTGGCTGAATCGTTCGTGCAGAATCAACTGGACGACACATCCCTGATCGTAAGCAGCAAGCTGTTCCGCGACAAGTCCAACCCTATCAACCAGCTTATGACCAAGGTCAGCGAGGTATACACCAAGCACAAGGAGAACACACTACCCTACGCGGACAAGGGGCCGCGCATCCTGCCAAACGTACAGTACTTCGATTACTCCAGCTTAATGCGTGGTGTCATTGCGGCTGTGGATAACATGAAGGCAATGCATATGCCTAACTACGACAAGTATGTGCAGCTTGATATCCAACAGCGCAGCATGAGCCCCAATAGCCGCGCCAAACTTGAGGACTACCCTACGGCGCAGGAGTTCGAATCCCGTATCGGATTTGACTTGAGGTTCAGCCCGTTACCAGACGCCAGTCACTTCTTGTTCGACATCAGCGAGGACGACAAGTCAGCGTTCACCGACATGATGACAACCATAGAGCAGGGCGCACGTAACGAGACTATCAAGATGATGCTTGAGCCACTAGGTCACTTGGTTGAGAAGCTGAACAAGCCCATTGGTACTGAGGGTTCTATCTTCCGCGAGTCTGCCATCGAGAACGTGGTAGAGAACATCAACCGTGCCAAGAAGCTGAACGTGTCCGACGACCCTGAGATCACGCAGATGATTAATACCTTGTCGTCCGCAGTGAACGTGTATACAGGCACTAACGTACTACGCGAGTCGCCCATTGTGCGGGAGCAGGCTGCCAAGAAGCTTGACGAGATCGCACGTCAGATGGGAGCGCTGTACCGATGATTACTCTATCCGAGTTGGAACTAGTGCTACTTGTCGCAGTCACGTACTTGTGCTTTGTTGTGTACATGCAGTGGCGTGAGACAGATCAACTGAGAGAGGCAATGCTGCAACTGATGGATGCCCTGCGTGGTGTTGCTGACAACAGGGTAAGTGTCAAGCGGGATGCGGCAGGCAATATTGAGGTTAACAAACTAAAGGAGAAACACAATGCTAATTAAGAAGGCAAGTAACATGGACAAGGCGCGGTCATTGATCGTGCTCGACCATCCGTTCGTGGCAAGCATACTGCTACGGCGTCCGTTCATTGAGACCAAGGAGATACCTACATTGGCAGTAGATGGTAAGGCGCGTATCTATTACAACCCTGACTTCGTGGCTACGCTTACTGTGCAGCAGCTAGTGTGGGGCTTGTGTCATGAGGTGTTCCATGTCGTAGGCCAGCACGCTCTGCGTGTAGGTACACGTAACCGCAAGAAGTGGAACTGGGCTGGTGATGCGTGGATTAACGACACGCTTGATGAGGCCAAGATGGGTGAGCGTATACCGGGCTGCGTAAATATGCCGGGCTCCAAGGACGACACTGTAGAGAATATCTATGACCGACTGCCTGACGATGACAGTGGTGGTAGCGATGGCCTTGGCGACGATGTGCATTACACCGATGGCGTTGGTGAGGGCAGCAAGCCTATGACCAAGGACGAGGAACGTGCGATCGACGGTGAGATCAAGGTACAGATAGCCGAGGCTGCCCAAGCTGCCAAGATGCAGGGTAAGTTATCAGGTACGTTGGCAGATATCGTCGCAGAGGTACTCGATGTCAAGACGCCTTGGTATGAGATCGTCGAGAAGTACATGACTAGCTGTGTGCGTCAGGGTCAGTCATGGCGGCGTCCTAGCAAGCGGTATACCGATGTGTACATGCCCAGCATAGATAAGTTCCCACAGATGGGCGCACTTGTTGTGCAAGTTGACGTGTCTGGATCGGTGTCCAAGCGCGAGTTAGATTACTACAACGGTCACCTATCACGCATCATCGAGCAAGCGCGGCCCGAGAGCGTTCATGTTCTGTACACCGACACACAGGTTGTACGTCACGACGAGTTCGAGTGCGGCGAGGAGGTCAGTCTGTCGTTCTATTCCGGCGGCGGTACGCATATGCCAGCAGGGTTCGACTACTGTGCCGAGCATGGCATCGAGCCTGAGTTGTTCGTGTGCTTGACCGATGGCTATACCGACTTCGGCGATGACCCCGGCTATCCCGTGGTGTGGTGTATCAGCAGCGATGTTGTAGCGCCGCATGGCGAGAACGTACACTTTGCGATGGAGTAAATTGTGATGCCAACTGATATGAAATATAAGCAAGCGCGAACGTACAAAGACTACGAGGCGCTGTTCGCTCGACGTAGGGGTGACGCCAAGGTTATCTTCCGTGACTGCCTACTGACCAAGCGGGGTGACAACTTTGAAGTTCACTACAACCGGGGCAGCAAGGAGTTGATGTTTACTGTAGCGCCAAACAATCTGGTGACGCTGCATAGTCTTGCCTTAAGTGTGACAAAGTGTTACAGGTTGTCAGCAGCAGTCGGTATGTTTGTTTATTCCGATAAGTCGCGTCATCGTAACAAGCTGAATACCATACGTATCAGCCCGTTAGTAGGGCGTGACTCAATACCCTATGCGCCCGGCTTACAAGTTCAGCTTGACTATCGTGGCGTACCTATTGCGTACCACAATGTGCCCGATGATGTATCCAAATTAGTCGCCAAGGAAGCTAAGACAATTGCTAAAAATGGGACATCAGCAATACGCCACTTGGCAAAGGTATCAACGCGGCTTGGTATGTTCGATGAGATGGCTAAGGCGGCGTTGAACTACCACACTAGAAAAGATGTAGTGTCTAATAATTTGCAAGGCATTAACTACCAAGACCCCTTGGGTGACGATGCTATCCTATTGTTTCGCGTCGGGTTGACCAAGTGTGTCTTCCCAAGACATAGCGGGCATATCAACGGCGTATGGCGTTCGTTTAGTGAAGAAGAACGTATTAATACGATTAAGGAAAACGCAATTGAAGCAGGCTTACGCGCACTTCGCAGACTTATTTACTCACAAACGGAAGGAAGCTATGAATACAAGGTTGTACCAAAAGGAACACATCGACAAGTACCGTGATGTGCTTGTAGGGTGGGAGGACTGGAGTGAACACATAAAGCATGACTTTAAGGTAGAGATGCTCAAGATAGGAATTACTGTGGGGGATGTTTACTACTCCCTACACGGCGGACAGGGGGACGGAGCGTGCTACGAGGGACATGTATATGATTGGGGTTTATACCTATTGCATCTAGGATACGACAACCCGACACTACATCACATTGCAGACGCAGAGTGGAAGCTAAGTTGGAAACAGGCAGGCCTTTACACCCATGAGCGCAGCGTGGTTTACGACGATCAGATATGGTTTAGCCTCAACCCTTACGACGAAGAAGAGGAACCAATGAGGCACGACATGTGGCGTAACGTAATGAACACGTTTGATTTACTTGGCATATGTGAAGAAATAAAGGAGGGCTTACGAAAAGGCATGAAGGGGTTGTATAGAAAGCTGCTTGAGGAATACGATCACTTGACCAGCGACGAGGTGGTATCTGAATGGATGAATAGTAACAACATCGAACTTACTGAATTGGAGAATTAATATGGCATACGTAGGAATTTCTAGCGACTTTATACAGGCAGTTAAGCGTGAGATCGCACGGATGAAAGAGGCTGAGGAGAATGCGTTTACTAAGCCTGAGACTGAGGTAAATGTACATGAAGCACCGGATGATATTGTGCAGCTTGTATGGGGCCAGCACATTGGCTTGAGGAATCAAATGCCAAAAGAATGGTTGGTTGAGAATAACTCAGTGAATATGCGGGTTAAGCTTGAGCATGAGGGTACTTCGTGGGACGTAATGTACACCGTAAAGTTTACTTACCCCATGTTGAGCCCACCGGGGTTCTCTAGGTATCGTCACGATGTCTATGTTGAAGAGGATGCATACCCACCCATGGCGGCTACTGTTAAACACGCAAGGGAAATGATGGAGATCAAAGCCCGATGGGAAAAGGTTAAGCTACAGATCACTACCTTCTTGCAGTCTTGCAAGTCACTTAATGAGGCACTCAAGCTGTGGCCTGCTGTTAGTGTCTATATACCTAAGCAGTACTTAGATCGTGTTAACCGCAAGGTTGAGCGCGAGGTGAAGGCAAGCGCAGCGCAGCAAGCCTTGGCTAGTGTGGATACTGACGCAGCAATTGCAGCAGCTACGACTGCACGATTCATGTCTACTGCACAGGGGACTTTCAATGTCTGAAGCTGATGTTAACGAGTTGTTCGAACTTCTTGAAGCGATGAACGAACGGATTACAAGGATTGAGTCCCGCCTTGTTAATCTGATGATGCACTTGGGACTTGACCCACTAGGAAAATCACATGGAAACCAAAGACATACCTAACTTCGCCTCTTGGTCTAACAAGAACTTGGCTGACTTCTGTACAGAAGCATACCTACGTATGCAAGAGCAGCAGGAAGCCTTAGAGCAAGCCCAAACAAACTTCAAGGATGCAATGAACGAACTTCGCAAGAAGATGATTCAAGGTGACTAACCATGCCATCAATCCAAACCGCACTACAGAAAGTAATCCCCATGATGACACTTAATAACTTAACCTTTGACGATGACGTAGGCGCTTCGGCTGCTGCCCCCGAGGTGGTGCTGGTAGATAATAAGGTCAACGTAACCCAAACTATATGGGCGTATGTCAAGAGCAAGACTGGCGTTACAACCAAGGAGGTTGAGGAAGGACTTCCGCAGTACGCTGCTGGCGTATCGACGCGGCTTAATCAGATGCTAACTGGGGGCAAGGTTATCCGTAATGCAGACAGCAACGGAGTACGTAGATGGTATGCCGTGGGTGATGTGTACCCGCTTGTGTATGGCAAGGGTGTACCTAAGAGCGTAGCTAGTAAGAAAGCCAAGAAGGTGGTAAAACCGCGCACCTATCATGCCGCGCCTGTTGTTAAACGCGACCCTGCTTTCGATGTCAATGCATTCATTGAGAACTTGACCATACTGCAAGCTAAGGAACTGCGCGACAAACTCAATCAATTCTTTAAGTGAGCACTACATGAATAAGTTAATGGAGTTACTACGCGAACCGTTTAAGAAGCCGACCCCCTTGGAGATGATTGCATCCGAGTTGGCTGACGCGCACTTGCGCAAGTTGGAAGCTGAGACTGCTGTGGAGTATGCACAGAGTATCGTGAACTACAACACTACCCGTATTGAACGACTTAACACACGAATCGAGGAATACAAATGAGGAATGAAACGATTGATGAAACGATTGATGAAACGATTCCCAAGCAGTACACCGACTGGCTAGTGAAGACCGGCGGCTACGCAAAGGACATGACCATGCGTGACCACTTTGCGGGGCTGGCTATGCAGGGTTTTGTGTATAAAAGTTCATATTGTTTTACTGACATTGCCAAATGCGCCTATTTGATTGCAGACGCAATGCTCAAGGAGCGTGTCAAATGAACGAAGTAGACAAAGCCTATATGAACAAAGAAATGCCCGAACTGCATGACCCAAATTCAGCAGACGAAGTGTTTGCATCCGTGAAGCTGCTGATCGCCATAGTTGCTGTAGCCGGTGTAATCGGTATGTTGTTTGCAGCATGGTGGCACAAATGAACGAACGAGTTAAAGAACTTGCTGAGCAGGCTGGCTTTGAATTTAACTCATTAGGCGGCACATATACCACCGGAACTCTCTCTGATAATTTGGAAAAGTTTGCCGAGTTGATTGTGAAGGAATGTATCTACATAATCAATCAACCCAACGGTGTAGGTGATAACGATGTTATCCAAATCACCGATGATATTGAAAAACATTTTGGAGTTGAAGCATGAACATGATTGAACTAGCAAAGCAAGCGGGGCTTAGGACATACCAAGAGCAAGCGCCGGGTATTGATGGTGTAGTTGGTAATTGGGAAGACCTTGAAGCCTTTGCGAACTTGGTAGCAGCACATGAGCGTGAGGAGTGTGCATTGCTGTGCGAGACAGCAGAAATACCTATCGACATAGGTATTTGGAAGGGAACCAAGAAATCGCTTTCTGCTGCAACGGCAATGGGCCTAGCAAACGCAATCCGTGCAAGGGGAACAACATGACATTATTTTGGGTATTAGCGTGGAGTCAATATTATCCCTGCGGGGGTTTGGGGAACGTGCATTCTCAACATGAAACGCTAGATGAAGCACTTGAAATTGCGGAGCAGTTGAAAGCCACAAATGAATATGACTACGTGAAAGTTGAAGATGTATCTGAAATGCTAGGAGTAACAACATGAGTCATCAAGACGAACTTATAAAGCTAATGATGAAAAGCTACATCACGGGCGTTGAAGACGCAAAGCAAGAAGCGATTAAAGCGCTTGAAAAGACTGTTGCAGTTGCGGTGGCGGCAGAGCGTGAGGCCTGCCTCAAAATCATTGACCGGTACGAAATACCAGTAGGCAATTCAAGCGCTGGGGAAATAGCGTGTGAGATGACTTACGGCGCACTCAAGGATATACATGATGAAATCACAGCAAGGGGGACAACATGACTATCTACATTCCCGTTTTGTTTGTGTGCATAGCCGAGACTTGTAACTTCATGCAGGGTCAAACGCCACATAAAACAGAAGCTAGTTGCAGAGCATCAATTGATCTGCAAAAGGCTTACATGACTGTAATTTCCAATGAAGCTAACCAAGGCAAGATTACTTTACTTGAAGGCACTTGTATTAACGTTGAACTACCAAGGAGCAGTGCATGACAGGCTACGAAAGCAAACGCGCTGCGGCGCGGGACAAGCTAGATGGCATGGAACGTGAAGCATTGAAGCTGGCGCTTGAGGTGCTGGAACAGTTACAAGGTGGTTGTACTGACCATGATGACGGAACTGTTGAAGCGATAACTGTCTGGTGTCCCGAAGTAATCGACG